GGATCACGGGCGAGCAATGCACCGAGCTTCGTCGTTTGGCTGAAGAGGCATTCCCAGCCGAAGCATGTGGCTTCATCCGCGCTGATGGAACAATCAGCGTTTGCCAAAACCGCAGCGCAATACCAGATCAATTTGTGATTGGTGCTGTTGACTATGACGATAATGCAATTGCTGTATGGCACAGCCATGCAAACTACGCTAAGTTTAGTGCTGCCGACATCAAAGCTTGCAAGCAACTTAACCTGCCCTTTGTGATGTGGGATTGTGGCAGCTCAGAGCTTTTTTACCTAGACCCAAGTCAAAATGCTGGATTGATGGAACGACCATGGAACTACGGCATTTACGATTGCTACGCTTCGGTCCGCGATTGGTACTACCAGCAGTTTGGTTGGGAACTGGGCGACTACGAGCGGCAATATGAAGGTGAATGGTCCACTCATGGCTTCACGCATTTTGAAGACAATTTCAAGGCAGAGGGATTTCTGGAGTTGCCACCCGGCACTCCATTGCAACGTGGTGATGCAATTCTGTTTAGGATCAGAAATCAGGTAACATCAAACCATGTAGCAGTGGTGGAGGATCCGGCTGGAAATATGTTGTTTCAACAGTTGGTTGGACGTTTGTCTGGGCTGTCCCCTTATTCGTCCTATTTCCGCGATAATACCATCAAGATTCTGAGGAGGGCCGTTTGATGGTTACCATTCGTTTGCTTGGTGAGGCTGGTCGTCGTTTTGGTCGCAGCTTTGTGTTGGACGTAAAGAATGCTGCTGAGGCGGTTAGGGCGCTTTGCGTTCAAATGCCAGCCATGCGGCAGTATCTTGTCGAAAGTGGCGACAATGGCATCCAATGGAGGGTTGTAACTGAAGACCCCCTGGGGCTCGATGAGGAGGGTTTGTTTGCGCCGTGCAGCAAGCGCGTGGTACTAGCACCACAACCAGCAGGACGCGGCGCTGTAGGGCGCATCATTCTTGGCGTGGCACTGGTCGCTGGTGCCTTCATTATTGGCCAACCATGGCTGGGCAAATTTGCGTTTAATCTATTTGTTGGTGTTGGCACATCATTAGTGCTTGGCGGTATTGCTCAGTTGCTTACGCCAACGCCACAGACAACTGCTAGTCGATCTAATGAAGAACAGCGCAATAGCTTTACTTTTGACAAAAGTAATGTCAACACAGCGCAAGGTAGCGTAGTGCCCGTGTTGTATGGTGAGCGCATAGTTGGAAGCCTGCCCGTGATTTCTTTCAGCATTGAGCTGCAAAACTCACTATGACCACTCCAATTGAAATCATTGGTGCAGGCGGCGGCGGCGGCGGCGGTAAAGATGGCGGCGGTGGAGGTGGACAAAGCCGCACTCCAGTGGAGGCAACAAACAATCTATTTTCAGTTGCCTTTGCAAAGACTGTATTTGCCGTTTCAGAAGGTGAAATTGAAGGCTTTCCTACCAGCGCAGAAAAAGACATTTTTCTAGATGGCACTGCAATTCAACGTAGCGATGGAAGCTATAACTTTGAAAACGTAACGCTTGATTATCGCAGCGGCACGGATGAAACCCAAACGCCAATGCTGGGTTTTTCTACTGCAGAAAACGTGGTTGGCGTCAACACGCAAGTAACGCAAAATGTTGGCCCTGTTACACGCACAATTAGCGACACGGACATTGAACGTGTGCGCGTGATTATCAATCACCCTGCGCTGCAATCAACTGATACTAGCAATGGTGATGTCAATCCAACGAGCGTTGCCTATCGTATTGCCCTTTCCACCAATGGCGGCCAATTTGTCACGCAAGCTGAACCAACTGTAAGTGGCAAATCAAGCGGTCAGTTTCAACGTGGTTATGAGTTTGACCTGTCTGGTACTGGCCCATGGCAAGTGCGAGTGAGCAGGCTGACGGCTGATAGCAGTAGTTCCTACCTGCAAAATACAATTGAATGGCAAGCGTACACTGAAATTATTGACGAGAAATTTGCCTACCCCAACACATCAGTGCTAGGCGTTCGTATCGATGCAAGGCAATTCAATAGCATCCCAGATGTAACCATGCGGTTGCGTGGTAAGCGCGTACAAATTCCGGCAAATTACGATCCAGTTACTCGCACATACACTGGGATTTGGGACGGCACGTTTGTCATGGCGTGGACCAACAACCCCGCCTGGATATTCCGGGACATTGTCGTAAACAACCGCTTTGGCGTTAGACGGTTTTCTAGCACTGTTGATATTGACAAGTGGTTTCTTTATACAATTTCACAATACTGTGATGAGCTTGTGCCAAACGGCATGGGCGGTACGGAACCGCGCTTTACTTGCAACATATATTTGCAGAATGCAGGCGGCGTATTTGAAGTGCTCAATGCTCTTGCATCAGTATTTCGCGGCCTCATTTATTACAACGAAAACAAACTTTACCTAACGCAGGACCGTGCGCAGGTGCCTGTTCAGCAATTCAGCGAAGCTAATGTTATCCAAGGCGTGGACGAAAGTGGGGCAGTAACTGAACCATGCTTTAATTATGTCGGTACTGCCAAGACTGCAAGAAAGTCTGTTTGCATTGCCAACTGGGATGACCCCAGCCAAAACTATAACAGTGTTGTTGAATACTTGCAAGATGACTACCTTCTGGAGCGGTTTGGTTACAACCCAATTGACTTGCGCCTTATGGGCGTTACCACTCGCGGGCAGGCATTACGAGCAGCAAAGCACACGTTATTTTCCAACCGCTACGAAACTGAAAAAGTTAGCTTTCGCGTGGCAGCCGAGGGTTTAGCTTCCAGCGTTGGTGAACTCATCCAAATTGCCGACCCATTGAAGCAAGGTCAACGCCTTGGTGGCAGGGTGAAGGCCATTGATGCACTAAACAACCGCATTACGCTTGATGCCGTACTGAGTCTTAATCCAGCCATTAGCTACACGCTTAGCCTTGTGATTCCCGATGGTGAAACCATAACGAATCCTGACGGCAGCACTGTCACGCAACCAAAGTTACAAGTGCTTAATGTGATTGATTACAGCACATTGGCTGGTGCTAGTGAGTTGCGCACGTTAACAGCAGAAAATGAAGACTTCTTGATTGCTCAAAACAACGATAATCTTACTGGCTTCATTGTTCAAGATGATGCTGCCAATACCGTCATCCGAGTTAATGGCATCATCACTACACAGCTAGGAGCGATATGGGTGCTGGAGTGGGAGGATCTTAATGCTGCACTATATCGGATTATTGGCATCAGTGAAGTTGAGCCCCTTATCTATCAAATTGAAGCACTTCAAAGCAACCAAAGTAAGTTTGCTTATGTAGATAATGATCTGCCAGTTGTTATTCCTAAAGATCGGTTTACCATTCGTGATGCTAATCCGCCAACGTCTTTAACGGCAGAGTTGGTTTACAACAATGGTCGTACGCAGATCGTGTCGGATTGGGTGGCACCTACTTTTAACGGCTACGACGACTTGCAAGTCAATCGGTATCGCGTTCAATATCGCCTTGTCAATTCTGAGCAATGGTCTGACACCATCGAAACGGCATACACTGATAGCGCCATATCATTGGCTGATCATGTATATGGCAATGCCTATCAACTGAGAGTGGCAAGTCGCAATCGTCTTGGCCAGCAATCTGACTGGCTGGCTGTTGATGTGGCAGCCTTTGAGGCACTGCCTGATTTAAGCGATCCCATCTACAACGCTGTCGTCAGACATGCCAACCAGCCCGATGGCACGCAACTGTTGATTGTTAGCTCTGGCTCTTGCCCATTGCCTGAGCGCATCACTGGCTATCGCATTTGGGCATTCCCCACCAGCGTGCCAACAATCATCCCAGGAGTAAAAGAGCCTGATATTGATGGCTGGTACTTCCTCACTGAAATTCCTCTCACTGGTTACTATACCATTGCATTCCATGCGCCAGGTGATTGGCAACTGCGCGTGGCATTTACAAGTGCCATTTTTGGTGAAACACCGTCTGACTATATTTATGACACTGTAGAGCGCGATGAAATTGTGCCGCCAGTACCAGGGAACTTTACCGTGGTTCAAAATATCAATAGCCAAAGCAAGCGTTTTAGTTGGCAGCTTCCACTTAGCACCTATGGCAGTTGGGATCAAGGCGTGGTGTCTGATGTGGTGTCCTATCAAGTGAGGTTTAAGCAAGGTGGCCTCATTGATGGCGATGCAGCACTCACTTGGGAAAATGGCCTTGACTTATTCTCTGGTGGCGTACCAGCCACTCAGCAATGGTTTGAAACTTCATTGTTTGATAGTGATGAATGGACAGTAATGATTAAGGCTGTTGATGCCACAAAATGGCCGTCAGACACGCCTGCTTTTATCTTAGTCAACATTGGCAATGCGCCACTCAGTAATGCAGTTTATGATGAATGCCTCAACACTTCAACATGGCCCGGCACCTATGTAAATGCTGCGCTAAGCGCCATCTATACTATTATCACGCAAGACGATAATTATCTCATCACTCAAGATAGCAATTTAATCATTGGGGACATTGGTACGCCAGGATTGCAGCAAATTGACCCAACGCTTGATTCGTTTTACATTTGGAATTTTGACAACAACTTCTTTGAAAGCTCCATCCTTATTACAACTACTGCGCAAGCAACATACCAACATAGTATTGCTGCATTAAGCGGTGCGGATACAAGTATTTTCCAGGAAAATAATGATGAAGTGTGGCAGGAAAATGATGATGCTATTTACGCTGAGCAACGAACTTATGGTGCTGGTACGCTAAGTGGTCAATCATCTGGCATTCTCCATCCTTATGCGCCATACGAGCAACTAATTGAGGATGTCTATCAAGTGCAAACATTGTTCCGTAGCCCTGATGGTGTTACTGCTGGCACCATTGATAGCCTTTGCTTCTTCCTTT